CCTGCGGCACCGAAAGGAAGCCGGTCGGCTTGTTGGTGCCGTCGCCGTTGACGAAGGCGGCCCCCTCCTGCTCGGCGAAGGCGGTGTTCACCTCGTCGGCGATCCACTGGCCGACGTCCACCGCCGCATCGTCGAGGAAGGCCGAGGTCGCGGCCGGCATGGCGTAAAGCTCGGCGGTCGCGAAGGTCACGGCGTCGATGGTCTGGCTCGAGGTCTGCGGCCGCGCGGCGGTTTCCGCCACCCAGCCGACGGCCGGGCCGGCGGTGGTGATCGGCTTCTTGTAGACGGCGGAGGACACCTGGCGGATCGAGGCGATCGAGCGGATCGGCGAGATCGCCGCCAGCATGTCGTTGATGGTCGTCTCCGTCTCGGTCGGCACGAGATAGCCGCCGTCCGGGTTGGAGCCGATCGACAGCGCCTTCTCCTCGCCGCGCTTCACATAGGCCGAGAAGGCGTCCTTGTATTCGTCGGTGCCGGTGCGGTGCGACGAGCCGGTTTCGAGGCGCGGGCGGGCGCGATCGAGGCTCGCCCGCTCGAAGGCCGACTTGGCGCCGTCGAGGGCGGCGTTGAGCCGGGAAACCTTCTCTTCGGTGAGCGCGTCGGCGGCGCCGCGTTTCTCGATCTGGCCGAGGCGCTCGTCATTGCCGCGCTTGAAATCCTCGAAGGCAGTCAGCAGCTCGCCGAGCTTGCCGTCGATCTCGCCGGCGGGTGCCGGGGAGGCCTTGATCTCGAAAGTTTCGGTCGCTTCAGTCATGGAGAGTCCTTGTCAGGTTCGGGCGAAATGCGGGGGGAGGGTCGTGGCCTCACGACCTCAGGGCGGAAATGGCCGCATTGAGCGACCGGATGAGCTGCCGGTCGGTTTTCGAGCCGGCGGGCGGGGCGATGCGGGCGCCGGCCAGCATCGGGAAGGCGACGATCGAGACCTCCCAGAGATCGATCTGCCAAAGCTTGCGCGGGCCGCCCTTGTCGCGGGTCGAGCGGACGGTGCGGAAGCCGATCGAGAGGCCGTCGATCGCCTGGGCGGCGATCAGCCGGCGGAGCGCATCGGCGCGGGGAACGCCGGGCACGAGGCGGCCTTCGGCCCAGAGGCCGGTGGCGTCCTCGCGCAGCACCTCCCAGGTGCCGACCGGCTCCTTGGGATCGTGCTGGAACAGCATGCGGACGCCGTCCCTGCCCCGCTTGGCGAGGCTTTTGGCGAAGGCACCGGGCATGACCATGTCGCCGCCGTCGTCGAGCGCCCCGAAGAGGCTGGCATAGCCGGCGAACTGCCCTTCGGCGTCGATGGGGATTTTGGGCATCAGCGGCGACCGGTGGCTTTGGCAGGCTGCGAGCGGGCCGGTGCTGCCTTGCGCGGTGTGGGCCGACCGGCCCCGGTCGCCAGCGTGCCGGCGAGGTGCCAGGCGAACTGGCGGAACACCTGGCTGGGCTCGTCGGCGGCAGAATTCCGTTTATCGGCCATGGCTTAGTCCTTTCGCCTGAAGAGCTGATTCAGGGTCGCGATCTCGTGCACGAAGTCGTTGAAGCGGCGATTGGCGGCGGCGAGCTCGCGCAGCGTCCAGACCAAGAGGCCCGTCGCGCTCGACGCCCAGAGGAAGAGCGCCAGATGCGCGAGATCGCCGCGCGCCGCGATGGTGCGCGTCAGTTCATCCATTTCGGTTTTCCTTGAAAGCGATGGCGGCCGTCAGCCGGCCGTCACGAGCTCGATCGTAAAGGTGCCGTGGCGCGGCTCGATGAGGTCGATGGCGTAGGAGGCGTCAGGACTCAACTCGTAGCCGGTCCTCGGCCGAGGGATGACGTAGAATTCCATGCCGCTCGGCAGACGGACCAGCACGCAGCCATCCCCGTCATTCCACTTCGTCACCGCCGGCGAGTAGCCCGGCACGAAGCCCTCGACCATCGTGCCGTCGGGGTTCGTAAAGTTGGAGACAAACACCAACGCGAAGATGTCGTCCGGCCCGAGACGCGCCAGCGTCTTGCGGACATCCAGCGCGATCGCCGCCCGCTCGGTGATCGAGACATTGGTGATGGGAAGCATCAGCCCGAGACCACATTTGGAGGCGCTACGCCACCACTGCCGGATGTGTATTGGCCGACTCCAAAGAACAAGGTTTCTGGACGATCATTCGGAGAATGATCGGAATACTCGCCCTTGATCCAGAGGACTTGTTTATACGCGGCATCTGACAGCAACATCGCGCGCCCTCAATTGTCGTTAAGCCGGGTGCCGCGCCCGCCCGCAAGGCCGACTTAGCCTCGGAAGTGATGGTGATATTCTCGATCTGCAGCATTGGCTATCGTTTGGCGGGGCCGGTGGCTGCGTCGCGAAGGAAAAAGGTACGTTCAGGGCTGTAGTCGATCACTTTGCCCTCAAATTGGTGGCGATCAATGGGTCTTACCGAGAAGATCAGGTCCATACCGTCAACCTTGCTTACTTCACTCCAAGCGGCGTCGGTAAATTCCGATTTGCGCCAATAGCCGACAATAGGCGCGCCGCCGCCGGTCTGTTTGCCTCTCGTGGAGATCGGCCAGCCCCAAAAGATGCCAAGCATCGCCGGCGGGTCATCAGGACTTTGGGAGAGATATTGCTGTCGTACCCGCCTCAATTGGGCCAGCGCCGTAGGTGAGAAGGTGAAATCGGGAAGTTTCGGCATGATCTCACCGCCGGTTGTCGTTGAGCCGCGCACCGTGGGCGAAGATACTTTGAGTCATCATACTCGGGCACCCAATAATTTTGGCATCTGAGGGTATAATCCAAAGCTGCAAGCCAAAATCGTAAACGCAGAGTTGGGAGCCGTCACGAAGGCGAATCTGACTGTGCAAAGTGCCGAGCGGTGTGAGCTCCATTGCCACACGCCTTGAGCGGTCCGAGGAATTTCCAATCCGACTTCCCCCCGCCTCCGCCCCACTCGTCCACTGCCCCGAACCTATCGGCTCCCCGCCCGGCACGCGCGGCTGGGTCGGCCAGTTGGGGTTGTAGCGCCGCTCCAGCGCCTGGATGAAGCTATGAAGCTTCAGCTCCAGGGTGAAGAGGGAGATGCGCCGCAGCATTTGCGGGCTGACGATCTGCTGCCTCATTTACCGTCCTCAATCCCCAGCATCTGCCGCTTTTCGGCATCGGTGAGGAAGGTGGCGTTGCCGATGCGGGCCCAGAGGGCGGCGCGGTCTTCGGCGAGGGCCTCGATGTGGTCGAGGTCGGGCACCAGAGTCACGCCGCCGAAGCTCGGCGACAGCCAGTGGCCGAGCGCGGCGGCGACGCGGCGGACCAGCGGGATCACGGTCTGCCGCCAGAACGCCTTGTTAGCCTCGGCGTAGTTCGCGTAGGTGTTGTCGCCGGGGATGCCGAGCAGCATGGGCGGGACGCCGAAGGCGAGCGCGATGTCGCGGGCGGCGGCGTTCTTGGCCTCCATGAAATCCATGTCCTTGGGGGTCATGGCGATGGTCTTCCAGTCGAGCCCACCTTCGAGCACCATCGGCCGGCCGGCGTTGAGCGCGCCCTGGAAGCCGAGCTCGATCTCGTCCTTGAGCCGGTCGAACTGGCTCTGCGACAGCGCGCCGGCGGCGCTCGAATAGACGATGGCGCCGGAGGGCCGGGCGGAATTATCGAGCAACGCCTTGTTCCAGGCGCCCGAGGCGTTGTGGATGTCGAGCGCCTGCTGCGCCGCTTCCAGGGGGGCGAGGCCATAGCAATCGTCGAGCGGGTTGAAGAGGGTCAGGTGCAGGATTTCCGGTACCGGGCTCGCCAACTGGTCGAAGCGCGTGACCTTGCCGCCCGAAGTGTAATTGTAGGCGACGGGGTAGCCATCGCGGCCGGGCACGGCCTGCATCCGGTCCGGGCGGAGCGCATAGAGCGCCTTGACCTCGTCACCGAGCGCAACCGCCTGCAGGTAGCCGTTGCCGGCCGTTTCGAGAAAGGCATAGAGGCTCTCGAACAGGCTCGGGCCGGCCGCTTGCGGGTTCGGGTGGGCGAGCAGGGTGGCCAGCGGATGGCTGGTCAGGCGCTGGCCCTTGTCCTCGACGACCAGCGGCACGTGGGCCGCCGCTTCGGCGATCATCCGCACGCAGCGATAGACCACGGCGTTGCGCATAAACCCTTCGGTTGCAAGGCTGGCGAAGCCGCGCCGGCTCCAGTTCGCCCCGCCGAGCGAGGTCAGCGCCAGGATGGTCTGGGGAACGGATTTCTGCTCCGCCGGCGCGGCATCGCGCCCGGCGAGGCGGTTGAGCCAGGATGGCATGGATGCTCCTTTTCGAGATGTCGGCTCGATGCTGCTTTGAGCACCGTGCACTGGGCCCCCTCCCCCCCTGCCGGGACCTCTCCCCCCTTCGGGGGCGAGGAATTCTGGGGCACGGCCTTTGCAGATTCCTCGCCCCTCTGGGGAGAGGTCGCCCGAGCGGAGCGGAGGGCGGGTGAGGGGCGCCACGCGCGCACCTTTGGGAGCTTGCCCGAGCCTTCTCACACCACCCGCACCCGCGGCTCGCCGCCGGTGCCGAACAGTTCCGTCAGCGCCCAGACCAGCGCGTCGACACGGTCGGGCGAGTGGCCGTCGGCACGCCCGTCGGGGCCGAAGGCGCAGAGCTCGTCTTCGAGGTTGGCGAGCCCCGGCGCATGGCCGACGAGGCCGCGGGCATAGAGCGCGGCGATCGGCTCGGCGCGGACCCATTTGCCGCGCGTCGCCCGCACCGCCCTGACCGGCACCTCCGGCGCCGCCTGGGCGATGATCGCCTTGACCAGATCGCCGCCCTGGTTGA